TTCACCGTGTTAGTCACGCCTTTGACGTCGACTGAGCGCACCATCTGACAAGAGATATGATCGTCAAACAGTGGGACTGTATGGTTGGTGGTCATATAGTACTGCCCTCCCAGGGCGATGCACTTGGCCACCTTCCAATCGTCACCGACCTTGAACCGAACAAAACAGCTGTTCCGGCCTAAGATCCTGTTGACACTCTCTTCAGGTTCGTTTTTCCACGATAGGGTAGTCCGACCCAAATCGTAGGTTGATGGCGTATAGACCTCGCGCTTCCATACGTTTTCCTTCTCTCCTTCTCCTGCTGGCTTTTCTCCCAGTGTGGAAAGGAGTGGACCTTGAAGGTTCACATCAGGCTTCTGCTTCATGAACACCGTGTATGCTCCAAATGCCACCAAGGCAACGGACAACACTGCAATGATCAAAAGGCAGATGCGCGGCTGTTGGTAATACATGATGACCACCCTGTCACCACATCGACCAAGAGCATCGCGCGCCTCACGTGAATAGTGCCAGACAACATCAGCACCCTGATGCAATCGACGCGTCCACAACGCCTGGATGTTCTGTGCAAAACGTTCCACGAACAACTGTGCCAAAAGGAAAGCCTTACGAGAAGGCCCTAAGGCAAAGATGTCCCAGATGTGCTGCCAGTAACATCGACAAGTCCAAATGAATCCGGTCCAAAAGATGGCGTTGATAAGCGTGAGCCCACCAAAAAACCACCAATGGCACAGAGTCACTCCGAGTTGCCACAGGACTTGACCTGCATACGTCTCCTCGTCGATATGCGTCTCATATCCACTCTGGAGCGAAGGCTCGACAGGAACCTCAATATCTCCAAAGTGAATGGCATCTGATGCGTTGACGTTTCCACGCAACAGATCAGGCGGATCATCACGAGCCAGACAATCACACATGCCCGAAGGTAGGTGACACCCGGTACACAATGCAGTCATCCGCAATGACTCTTCGCAAAGAGACACCTTGGTCTGCACTGTGTTGTGATTCACGATCACGCCATGATACCACTTCAGGAACTCCTTCATCCTCATGCCTTTCTTCATAGACACGAGGGAGAAGGTCATCTTGAACTCCTGGGACTCGTCTAGGCTTGCAGGCTCTAGAACAGGTTCCAGGATTTCGATGTCCCACCAGTCTGGGTATCTACCCGGTTCCACTGCCGCTACTCTCTTCTCATCGAGCATGGTGATGGTTTTCCG